GATAGTGAGCCTGATGTAAAACGAGTAGGGGCGACAATATCTGACGCCAAAACTATTGTGTTTTCTCCGTATTTTTTATTGATTGATGCGAGAAGTTTTTGTAGTGACACTAGCCAATCCTATCTACGATTACGTTTGGGTTAAAGTTGTTTGCCGTATTGATTTGCGTAGCCGCTACCGTGTTGCCATTAGACGGAATGTGCATACCTGGCATACCGGTACCTGACTGAACAATCGGGTAGCCGCAATCATAGCACCTAGCCTTAGCTTCTGGAAACCCAGGCATCTTTCCGTAGTTACCGCTGGCGCAGTTAGGGCAGCGGTCATACGACATAGCGCTGTTAGGAAGCCTCTGACCCTGCTGCGGTACCTGTTGCTGAGGTACCATTGGTGCTTGAGGGCTTACAGGCGGGAGGTAATTCTGAGCCTGCTGTGGCTGCTGAGTTCCGAGCTTGTTAGCCCACCATGAGTTTGACATGCTATTCCTTTTCCTTATCTATATCAACTACTAGTCCGTCTGTAGACAGGAGACCTAATTCTATCGCACTGGACAGCATTGTCATAAGGGCCGAAAGTGAAATAAGTTTGTAGAACTGCTTCATCTTGTCGGCATCTTTTTCTAACTTTGCTGCCATGTCTTCGGAAATCTCTCCGATAACCTCCCGCTTTTGCATCTCAAACACATACTGCGCCGTCATGGTTGCGTACAAGTTTATGAACGGCATTAGCTCTAGGATGTTTTCGGCACGAAGTTTTGATTCTTCCTGCTCTTTTTCATCGCCCTCTTCGCTGACGGGACTAATTTTAAATATGTCTACGTGGTTGTTTGGGTTTTCTGTACTGATGTCGTACATAAACCAGCGATAAAGTGTGGTAAGGGGAATCTTTCCTTGAGGGTTTTCGTCAGAAAAATCGTGCACGTGCTCGTCCCAGTCACTCACTTGGCCTCCCCCCATCTGTCAACAATTTTTACATCCGCAACTAGCGGTACTTTTAGTACTTGAATGTTCTCCATAGCCTCTCTCAATTTTTCTGCAGTTTCCTCTGCCATTTCGGCCGGAGTAGTCAACACTAGTTCATCGTGAACTGTGAGAATAATCTTACTCTCTTTAGGAATCATAGTGTGTGCCCTTACCATAGCAATCTTAATGATGTCTGCGGCACTTCCCTGAATCTTAGTGTTAAACGCCTGACGCTCAGCACCGGCCCTAAAACCATTGTCGCGTGACATAATCTCTGGAAGATAACGACGGCGTCCGGTAATAGTCTTTACGCACGGGACAGGCTTTGCCATCTTGGTAGAACCGATTACCTTTGCGCGGTACTTAGAAATAGAACTGAACTCTGATGCAAACCTATCTAGCAGGTCGCGGGCCTCTGTCTTGGTACAGCCAATCTGGCTAGCAATCTTGTCCGGACCTACACCATAAGCCATAGCCAATACTAGCACCTTACCGGCTTTGCGGTCTACTCCCATGGTGTCACCTACAGTGGTATAGATGTCCTTGCCGTTTATGTAGTTGTCCATCATAATTGGGTCTTCCGAGAACGAAGCAATAACGCGGGGCTCAATCTGTGAATAGTCCGCAACAACTAGCTTGTGCCCTGGCGGAGCCACGAAAAGGTTACGGATAGCCTTACCGTGTGCCGTGTGTGGAGCAGGCACGTTCTGTAGGTTTGGGTTACGGCTAGAGAACCGCCCAGTCTCCGCACCAATCTGAATAAAGTCTCCGTGGATTCTTCCATTAATCAGGATGCTTTCCTTGGTCTCAGTCTTGGTCTTACCACCGACAATCTTCTCTACGTCTCCGCCTAGATAAGGGATTACGTACGTAGAAAGAAGCTTGTTGTAGTCGGCATACTCCAGCAGGGCTGTCACCAGCGGGTCTTTGTCTCGGTACGGCTCCAAAGCCTCGGCCGAAACAGAGTAGTCCGCGAGCGCAAGCTCCTCGTCTTCTTTGTCTTTTTGATTACCTTTAGGAGTAAGCACCTTTGGCTTTAGCCCTCGGCCGCCTTCTTCTTTAGCGCCGTAAAGCAGGGCCTGCTTTTCTGGATTTGAGTTGATGTTAAATTCACGACCCGCTGCCTTGTAGATGTTTCCTCGAGTCTCTTCTACTTTTTCTTCTAGGTCAATCTTTAGCTGCTTTAGAGACTCGGTATCAATTTCTGCACCGGTGAGTTTCATGTCGCACAGCACCCCGAGAACGTCCATCTCTAGCGCCATGACGCGCCCAAGCTCGGCCGCCTCTAGCTTTGGCACAAGCGCCTTCCAGAGCAGGAATGTGTACTTTGAATCTAGGTATGCGTATTTGGCTACCGTGTTGAAGTCGTAGGCTTCAACCTCTTTACCAACACCCTTTGCCATCTCGTAGCCAAACTCGCGCTTTAAGCAGTCTGCTAGACCGCACTTGTTTTTGTTGCGGTTGTCGGAGATAAAAGATGCAACCATAGTGTCAAAGTAAGGCGCAGTAGGAATTCTGCCACCGTAGTACTTAGCAATTGAGGTTACGTCAAATACTAGATTGTGACCGATAGTTAGAATCTGGTCGTTAAACATCAAAGGCTCTAGCGCCTTAAAAACTTCGGCTGGGTATAGCTGCTCAGGAGCCGGCCCAAACACCTTGGTGGCTTTCTTAGCGTCACGGCTGTAATCGCTCGGACGAAGTGGCAGGCCCTTTTGTTTTCTAAGCTCGCCCTGGCCGGTAAGAGGAAATACTTCCTCAATGAAATCACCGTGTGGGTGGCCCATCGGGATAACGTCACAGCGACCGTGAGTCGCAAGTGTAATCCACAGGACTTCGTTTACTGGGGTCAATCCTCGGAATGGACCTACAGTTTCTACGTCAAAGGCAAAGGCATCTTGAGTGAGGTAGAATTCTACCATCTCGGAAAGTTGTTCGGCAGTTGTAATTATATTCATGGCATTCCCGCACTAGCGCGAAAGGCGGGGGCAATAAACCCCCGCCAATCGCTAGAGTTGTCTAGATAAGAGCTTCTGCAATCTCGGTGAGCTCCTCTAGTGAGTGCTCCTTAATGAGATTGCGGGTGTAAACATCAGATGATGCTACGGCAGATGCAGCCTTTTCGGCGTCAATCTTCCAGTCTTCTTCTAGGTCACGCTCTTTAATAGGAGTGACGGTGTACGCAGTCTGCGGACCCTTGCCTAGGCGCACGATAGCCCAGTATCCCTTGGTTAGAGGACCCTGTGGTGAGTAGTGAGCTGCGTGTAGTGCCTGGTATAGGCGAGCACCAGAGATAAGCATTTGACGCTGCATTCCCTGCTCACCGTTTAGGGTGACAACAGTAAATGCTCGCTTGTTTTCTGGGCGGTCCTGCAACTTAATGCAGAGAGGGCAGTCAGCTCCGATGCAGACGTACGAGCGCTTACCGCTGGTCTTCTGCTTTAGGAAGTGCTGCTTGTAGATAGCAAAGGGTCCGTTCTCATCTAGGAACTTGAAGACCAAGTGCTTACCATCTTCAAACTTAACTTCGGTAGGGAAGTCAGTTGAGGTGGTTAGTGTGTCCGCCGCGTCCCAGCCTGAAAGGACTGAGGTTGACGAAGCAGTTGCCTGCTCTGGGCGGTCGTCAATGTCGTCGGCAACGTAGCTGGCGGCATCTGGGGCATTTTGCTGAATTGGCATGTTTTTCCTTTATTCGTTATTTTGCATTTCTTCTGCGCGGATATTCTCCCACGCCTCGGCAATCTTGTCAACAAGACTCCGGTGTAATGACCATTCTATACGAACGGTTCCCAAAAGTCCAGCTTTAGCGAACAATTCGACAGTGGCCTCCACCATTGCCTTGCTATACAAGCGCCTACCAGCATACACCTGACCGTTGGCTCCCTGTTTGGAGGGGAGGCGGTAAGGCGATGTTGGAAGTATTCCGTTTTCCACCCAGTACCTTACGGTCTTGGTTGGTCGGCCTAGGGCCTTGGCTAACGAGCCAAGCGTATACATTTGAATCTGTCTACCGTTTGGTAAGGCTTTTTCAAAGAAATCTGATTCCCACGAGGTTTCCTTTGGCACAGACACTACCGGCTCACGACGCTTGCGCTTGCTGCCGGGATAGTACGTGTCTAGACCGCCAAAAGTCTCTTCAATGAAATCAGTCACCAACGTCTCCCTTAACTAGTTTCAGAACACGGTCTGGTAGTGAAACTTTATTTTTTGTTAGAAGAATAAGTATACGCTCTCGCTCTGACATTGCAATTTGCTCGTCGTGGAGATTGAGCCACTCTGTGTACTCTGGACCGAAACGCTTTAAAAAATTAGCTAGCTTGCTCACTTACATCATCCTTAATCTTCTTTTTTAGATAGACCAGCATAGCGGTAACGATTGTCTTGTCAGAGTGAGTGCCTTCGTCTACAAGTTCTTGTATAGCTTTCAGCATTCCAGTGCGTTCGATATGTCTTCCGTAGAGGTATGAATCCCACTTTGCGCTAGCTATGGCTGCGCGTACTTCTTCTGATTCTTCGGGTGTCATGTTGGTCCTTGGGGGTTGGAAAAATAGTGTAGCAACTAATTTTTTTGGGTTTAGCGTGAATTACGAAGATTGTTCTTTACCTTTGATAAAGGCAATGAGCGACTCAGAGTTGAAGTGGTCACGGTAGATGTTATTACCAGGCTCTAACTCTATAGCAGAACGGTTTTCTTCAATCCAGGCAATGATGCGCTCGCTCGCGTCTTCAAAGCCGATGTTGTATGAGTGAAGGTCTCTTACGCCTTGCGCGTCTAGGTCAGCAATCCTCGCCATTAGTTCTTCTCCAAAACAATCGCCCAGGTAACTTTCTCTGGGAACATCTTCTCGATGTCTGCATCAGTCAAGTCACCATTGTAGTAAGCGCTCATTACAGCGTCTTCATCTAGGACGGTGATAGTTTTGGTGCAAGTCTCAGCAAGACCTTTTTCTGCGAGAATCTTGTCTGCGGTTGCTTCGTCAAACTGCTTAGATACTCGACGCTGCTTAACAACTGCAGCGGTGCCGGTGCGCTCGTCATTTACCTGTAGGACAATGCTGCCCTTTTCGTTTGCAGTACCGAGGTCTTCGATGTAACCGGTAATGCGCTTCTTGATTGTGTTAACGCGCTCTGTGATTGCTTCCGCCTCGGCCTTTAGGCTGACGTACTGCTGTACTTCGCGGCGGATTGGCTCCATATCTGGAGCAGATTCGTTGGTGATGATAGGCATGTATTTCCTTAGTAGACTAAACCCTCTTGAGGGTTGCTAACTTTTAGCAATACATACGTTATGTCTATTTAGACTGGTTGTCAAGTTCCTCAGCGACAAACTTTTCCAGCGCGTCTAAAATCACGCTGGTTACGGTAACCCCAGCGTCAGCGGCCTTGGCCTGGACAGCGGTCCACAGCTCATCAGAGACCCGTACTGTGCGGGTGGGGGTTTTGTGTGCATTTGGCATACATCAAGTATAGCAAAGCCCGAGACGCAACATCGGTGTATCTCGGGCTTCGTTAACTATGGTAGCAGACTAACTATTTCATGTCAACTACGGGGTATCAATTAGTCGCACGAATTTAACAGTGCTGTGTTTGAATGCGGCGGAAGATAATGAGATAATCTGTGTAGAGGTGCCCTTACGGAACCCTGCGTGAATCGCTTTTCCATTACCAATATATATTCCGGCGTGGTAGTAAGACTTGGAGCCCTTATAGCCCCATACCACGATATCCCCGACCTGAGGGTCTTTTACACCCTTGGTCAGGTGTCCCTGCTTATTTGCTGAGTGAGGGACTTCTATTCCTAGTTGTTGATATGTCCAGTAGACGAGGCCTGAACAGTCCCATCCCCTGGGGGTAGAGCCCGAGAATACGTACCAGGTTTTACCTACACGCTTTTCTAGGCGGTTTACTACTTTCTGAATTCGATGACGTTCGGCCATAATGGCGACCTTAGTCATGAAATCAGGCGCAGGTTCCACAACCTGCTGGAGGGCCACTGCACTAGCCCGTGATGATGGCCCTAGACTTGAGGCACACCCTGTCATTACTAGTGCAATAACACTAACTGCAATGAGCTTTTTCATTTAGCGACCTACCTTTCCTTAGTAGTTAGTACTCGGTCGTTTATTGTCAAAGTGACATTGGTTCGATATTCAGTTGTAGGTCAAGCCTAGCACAGAATATCGTTATTCTGTCAAAGACGCCCTATTCACTGAGTCACGAGGGGTGGAGTTTACACCCTAAAAACCAAGCTTATAGGGCAAAATTGAAATAAGTCAAATTTGAGGAGCTAATGAATCGACTGCGAAAACTCGCAGCATCATTCGGCGTACTAACCGTTATTTTTGGACCGCTCCTACTCGCCACACCGGCGTACGCAAGTACCCTTATACAGTTCACATATTACTGGACTGAGCAGAACTTCACGTTTACCGATGAGCAGGTTACTGTCGTTGTTACTAACGACATCACCAACAAGATTGGCCATGACGGTGAAGTGGTTGACTCCTACCGAATTACTTTAGGCAACCAGGTTATTGAGGTAACCGAGAAACACGGCCCCCGCCCGTATGTGTTTGACATCGTGGGCACCCAGACTATAAAGCTAGAAGGAATTGACAACGGCTTCTGGGGCGGCAACTACGGTCCAATCATGGAGATTAGCTCTACACCTCTAGCTCCGGCTGAGCCTAACTGGTGGGCCCAGGAGAACTGGGAAGGCGAATCAGTAACCCTAAACGCACCTGAGGGCTGGGAGTTTGCTTACGTTCGCGGGTGGTACGGCGCACCAAACGACTGGAACTGTGGCGTAGACGTTTCTGAAATCATGGGCACCTACATGCTAGGTAAGACCACAGCCACCATCGCACTAGACAACGGGACGTTTGGCGACCCTTGCGGCGGTGTGGTCAAGGTAACTCGTTTCACTTGGGGCGTCATTCCTATTCAAACAACCCCTGTAGTTGAGCCGACACCGACTCCTACCCCAACACCGACTCCAACTCCAGAACCCACTCCGGAGCCAGAACCTACTCCGGAGCCAACCCCTGAGCCTACTCCTGAACCGACCCCTGAACCTACGGAGGAACCAACAGTTGACCCGACGCCAGAGCCTGAACCCAGTATCACACCTGAACCTAGTCCAGCACCTGCGCCGTCCGAGGAACCTACTGAAGAGCCAACAACACCTGAGCCCGAACCGGCACCAGAACCAGAGCCGAGCAATCCCACCGAAGAATCCCTCTCTCTAATAGAGGACTTGACTGCGGTTAAACCAGAAGAACTGACTGACTCCGAAATTGAGGAACTTGTCTCAGCAGCAGAAGAAGTTCTAGAAAACTCCGAGCAGGGCTCTCCAGAATACCAACAGGCCCTTGAGGCCCTAGCGATAGCCGCGGTTGCTGACGACCCACAGGTGTCCGAGGAGTTAGCCGCAGTTCCTGTGGTAGGTGCAGTTGCTGCCGCAGTGCTTGAGTCGTTCAACGCTCTGGGAAACGTGGGTGCTGACATGGCACCTACCGTTCGTGAAGAGGCTGAGAAGACCATTATTGCATCTGTTATCGCAACGGGTGCGGCAGTTCAGGCAACTGTAGGTGCAGCCACAGCAGCAGCCTCTATGGCAGCCTCAGCTCCAGTAGGGGGCTCTACAGGCAGCTCGTCTAGTGGCGGGGCAGTTTCAGCAGAATCAACTATCAGAAGGAAAGAACAATGAAGAAATTCATAACTGACATGCTAGGGCAGATTTGGACTCTGCTAGGTATGTTCGTGGCATGGGTAGTGCTCGAGGGGTCTGCAAAGACCATCGTCGGGTATTGCATCCTTGGCACACTATTTTTGTGGTCTGTAACCTACCGACTACGTAACCCGAAAGAATAAGCCCTGATAAAAAGGGCCAAATAACCGACAATAGATAGGTAACCGAAAGGAATAATATGGCTTTCACCCCCTGGAAACTGCCGTTTCCTGAGAAAAAAGTAACAGAACACTACGGTGAAATGAGCGCATTTCGCAAGAAAATGAAGCTACAGCCACACTCTGGTACTGACTGGGCTATGCCTGGCGGCACCAAGATTCCGGCCGTAGGAAATGGTCGAATTAAGTTTGTTGGCGAATCTAAAGTTTTAGGCAATGTAATCGTTCAGTCGGTTGCAGACAAAGAAGGCAACATTTGGTATATCGGATACTGCCACCTACAGAAGGTACCAACCCTAAAGGTTGGTGACCCAATTAAGGTTGGCGAAACTATCGGTCTTGTAGGAACAACTGGTACTGCCTCTAGTGGAAATCACCTTCATGCCACCGCCAGCCGCAAGGTCAAGGGTGTGTTTGGTGCAACCTCAGACAAAGTTGACCTAGTCAAACTTTGGAAGAAAAACTCAACTCCGGTAGCAGCTCCAGCTGCTCCAGTGACTCCAGCAGCACCTGCTGCAGAAAGACCCGCAGAATGAAAGAACTTATCAAAACCATCCTTGCACGCGCAGTAGGTTTGCTTCTTGCAACCTTCTTCGCAGGTACAGGTGTTGGTGCTATCGCTACCAACGGTGACTGGGTGCTTGGTTCGCTTATTGGTGTAGGCTCGGCATTTGCTGTCGTGCTAACCACCATTGGTGTGACTCTAGCCTGGTCAGGAACTCTAAACCCTCAAGACATTGCTAACGCATTCCGCGCGGCTGTTGCAAAGTCAGCTGAAGGTAATGAGAACCTAGAAGCAGCCCTCAAGGTCAAGCAGGATGACAACTTCGATTTTGACGACGTAAACTTTGACTCAGACGATGAACTGAACGAAGATGACGACGAAGACGAAGCTAGCGTAATTCCTGGCGAAGACGCTAAGTAATTAAATAAAAAACCGCCCCTGCAGCTTGTTTGCAGGGGCGGTTTTATTTTATTTGGTGACTAGACGACGCTTGATTGCATCAAAAATCTTTGGGCGCTTTTTAAATGCCTTCTTGTTGTTGCGCTCGTCGTTAGTGCCCTTAGCAGACGATGGTCCGCCTTTGCCTTTAGCCATCATTTCTCCTATATCCTGAATTAGATGCTCGCCATAGTGTAGGCGAGTGGTTTTCTTCGACCTTTAGTCTAACGTCTTCGTCTTCGTAAAGTCTAATCGCGTGTATGCAGGGGTCCTCTTCGTAGAGGGCTTCCTCTTCTTCTTCAGTCATTGGAAGGCCGTCGTGGGTTACGCAGACTGATGGTCCGCACCAGCCCTTGTCCATTCCTAGTTTAAGCCACTCATCAAATGTCATTTTCTCTCCTATGCTGACGTGTCTAACAGGAAACCACGTAGACTGCCAATTGTCAAGTCTACCCCGCCTTTTTCATTTATGCCTTCGCCGTCAATTACGGCAGAGGCCACGGCGTTCTTCTGTTGTAATGCTTCGTACTGTCGGACCTCGATTGAGCCGTTAATCAGGAAGTCCTGAATTACGATAGTGGCCCAAGCAGAGCTAGCACGCCTAATACGGCCATTGCGCTGAGTAGCCAGGCCACTAGACCAAGGCAAATCATAGTTGATGAGCATGTTTGCTGCCGGTAAGTCGACACCGTATCCGCCAGCATCGCTGCTAACAATAACTCGAACACTAGGGTCGTTATTAAGAGCATTCTTATGCTTCTCCTTGGTTTTAGCATCTAGCTGCCCTGTATAGGTCACGCAGATGTCTCGGCCAAGTTTATCGGCAATTATGTCTACCATGTCTACGTAAGAGCAGAAAACAACTAGCTTGTTCTTCTCGTCTTGCTCCAAAAAATCCTGTACAAAATGTACAAATTGTACAAGTTTGGTACTGGGCAGCCCGTCAACCAAACCTTCTTCGACTAGCTGGTTAGCGTAGGCAGACCCCTCGCCGCTTGCCTCAAGAAACTTTCTAGAGCTGGACTTTAGTAACTCGGGCGAGCAGGCCAGCATCTTTAGGCAGCCAATTTTTGACATTACCTGGCCTCGTAGCTCGTCTGCCGGTCCGCCCCACGACTTCTCAAAGCCATAGTGAGCCATAAGGTTAAATGAGCTTCCGAACATGGTCTGAGCGTTATCCAGGTCAATAAGCAGGTCGTCTACTATGCGCTTGTATAACTTAGCCGTTTTACGGTCTAGGTTTACGTAGATAGGGTCTTTGTGAATAGTCTCAGGCAAGAACGGTGCCACATCTGGGTCTTTTTGCGCCTTTCGCACCGACGCCTCTTTCATCCTTTCGTGGAGCATAGGCAGGTTGCGGTATCTCTCGACGCCGCCCCAGCTGTTACGCACGATGAAGGTCATGTCAAATTTGTCGAATCGTCCTAGCACAGAGTCGTCTACAAATTGCATAATGCTAAATAGTTCCTCAGGTTTGCCGTTTTCAACCGGAGTTCCGGTCAAGGCAAATCGGTACTCGCAAGTAGCTAGCTTCTTGGTAGCCTTGGCACGCTTAGACCTAAATGACTTAATAGCGGTGGCCTCGTCTAGGACGATAAATCCGCGAGGCAGCTTACTCACAAACTCCCAGTCGTTTACTACCTGCTCGTAGTTCATAACAATGTAATCTACGCCGGTAGTACGCCACTTCATGGCGCGGTCATACTGACGTTTGCGCTGCTCTGGTGTTCCGTCTATGACTATGGGTGTGGAGCCGTTGGTAAACTTCTTAATAGACTCAGCCCACTGGTACTTAAGACTAGAAAGGCAAATAACTAAGCCCGGCTCAGTAACTTTTTGCTCGTCCATTAAGCGCTCTACAGCAGCAATAGTCAGCACTGTCTTACCAAGCCCCAGGTCGTAGGCTACTAGCATCTTTTTGCGCTCGCACATCTTGTCTACGGCCTCTGGCTGGTACGGGAGAAGGGTTCCTACAAAACTCACTGTAGTGCCGCCAATCCGTGTACGTTGTGCTTTGCGTTGCTTAGCCCGGTAAGAACTTCGGCTTTACTCATGGCTCCTATGTCTTTCATGTCGGTGTGGGCGTAGTTAAAGAACCAGGCCTCAAACCCAAGTTCTATGCTCTTTTCAAGCATGTTTTTAGAGGCAGTCAAACCAGCCTCGTCGTTGTCTAAAGCAAACACTACCTCGTCAGCTTCTCTAATCAAATTTAGCTGGGTGTTTGAAATCAATGCTCCGTAGGTAGACACCCCGCCACTAATACCAAGAGACTCTAGGCGGACAACATCTAGCGGAGACTCGACAATAATCATGCGCCCACCATCATACCTGTTGAATCCAAACAGCGTGGTTGACTTTTGAACTCCAGGCGGATAGTTCTTAAAGTAGCGGTGCCTGAAACCCTTCTCTTGCCACCCGAGAAGCTTGTTTGTTCTTGGCTCTCTGATGACAGTAATCCAGTTACCAAAGTTCGGGTCCCAAAGCAGTTGGTACTTGCTTGCCGCCTCCAGCGTTAGCCCACGTGCTTTTAGAGCGCTTGCTGGCGGATAGGTGAACAGGCCTAGGCGTGACTCCCCCATTCCCTGAACCTCTTTGAATATAGGCTCGTCATCCTGGTCGTCTTCTGCCGGTCCGAACGAAAAATTTTCAAAAGACAGGTACAGCCAGTCTTTAGCATCTGCGTAGTCTAGGAACCCGTTGGCATCCTTGAGATTTTGAACAGTAGCAATCAAGGCCCAAAGGTTGCCCTTGAACCCGCATGAGAAACAGATGTGGGCACCAGTCTCGGCGTTTATCCACCAAGACGGGTTGTGGTCTTCTTTTCCTGTAATCTCTTTGTGTCCTGGGCACAGGGCCAGTATCTCGTCGCCCCGAACCTGAACAGGTTCTATGTTTAGGCGAGCCAACACGGCTTCCATCTCGTTCAGCATCATACGTCATCACCGTTCATTTCACGGAACATACCAGATGCCCAGTCCCACATCAGCGAGGCCTCTACGTTACCGCTGTTACGAGCCGCCATAACCTTTAGGATACGAGTGTCGTCTACGGTCTCGTCTTCACGCTCTAGACCAAATACAACATCTGCATCCTGTAGGAATGAGGACGAGTAACCAATCGAGTCAGTAGAGACTTTGCCTTTCTTGGTCTTCCAGTTAAGCGCCTGTGTAGTGATAACGACTGGCTTGTTCATCCGCTGAGCAAGTCTCTTCAGCGAGCGCGTGATTCCCGTCAGAGCCTGCGGCGTGTTTGACTCACCAGTCTGCTCGTCCATCATCAGGTAGACACCGTCGATAAAGATAACGTCCGGCTGTAATGTCTGGACCTTGCTTTGAATAGCCGAAACAGTTATGCCGTGGGCAGAGTCAACCAACCAGAAGTTAGCGCTGTCGCTAGCCATAGTTTCCAACGACTCTTTGTATCGCTTTTCTTCGTCTGGGTTTAGCGAGCCGGTAATCAATCGTCCGTGAGATACCTGAGCACGCATTGAGTCGTACCTGTCTTGCTGCTCTCGGTTTGTCATCTCGAAAGATTGGAACATTGGGGACAGCCCCTGCTTGTGGACGTTGTTTGCAATCTGCAGGGCTAGGGTTGACTTACCTGTCTTAGGAGTTGCTACGACCACAATCAACTGACCCTTTTGCAGTCCGTTGGTTACTGCGTCAATCGTTGGGAATCCTGTGGCAACGCCAAGCAGTCCCGGATTGTTCTTGCGGAATACGTAATCTTCCCAGCGAGAGTCGGTTGTCTGAATGAGGTTGACATCCGAGGTCTTGTTTAGCCCCTCTTCCTCAAGACGAACAATTCCGCCCTGCATTACCATCAATGCAGACTCGTGGTCCTTATTGTTTTGAATCTCTTCGACGGCAAGGCGCAGCGTGCTTGATATTGAGTTTTTGCGGCGCTTGTCTAGTAGGTCATCGAGGAGATAGTCTACGGAGTCGGTCAGCTCTTGTAGCTGATAAGCAGGGAAGTTTGCCTGCACGACCTCTAAACTTGGGCACTCCGCATACTTAGCAAAGTGACTGCGTAAGAATGACCATACTCTGCGGTCTTCTTCGTCTGGGAACCACGCGTCTGATATATTCCGCTCGAATAAAGGAGACAAATCCCTAACACGAATTACCGAGCTGAGTAGTTTTGATTCAGTGCTCATAGTGTTGGAAAGTCCATTCCCCATCTGCCATACCTAAGTAGTCTAGATGGAATATCAATTACGCCGGCGACTTCGGGCCTATAAGGCAGTTCAGCAACTAGCTTGTCTATAGATTTGTAGGCGGTACCATACCTAAACGGATTAGTGCCTATCTTGTCTAGGTGAACCATCAAATCTATCATGTCTTTTTCGGTTCGGTCGAAGCTTACTAGCTCTAAGGTTATACTGCGTTTGAGGGTGAACACGTAGAGGTGGCTGAGCACCAAACGGTTGTACTCTAGCTTCTTAGAGCTGACTGGAATTACCTTTAGAACTTTCTTAACAGACTTGTACTCATCAGTAATAACGTCAGACGTTACTAAAATGCGCTGAGGCATCGCGTTGCTAATGTCATTGCCCTGCATCAAATCGCCTCTATCTTAGTGTGCTTGATTACAAACTCTCTGAATGTAATTTCGGTCTCCATGGCGTCTTTGAGGTCTTGCTGCTTAACGTTACCTAAAAAACGGAATGGGTATAGACCGCCATTGTCAGAGATTCTTCTCTCAACAATCTGAACGTGCTTGCAGTCCTGCTTGACATTAAATCCCGGGCATGTGCAGGCTAGTTCATTGTCGTCTTTGCTAATTAACACCTCAAAGATACCTGGGGTGTTTCCGCGAAAGCTTAGAAATACTTGTAGTAGGTGTTGCGACATTATTTTCTCAAATCCTCTGCGGTGTTCATGTTTAGCCAGATAAATGCTTCGTGGATGAATGACTGTGTGGCTGCACCGTAGTGAGCATCCCAGTCGTTTAGCGCAACATTTGTAGTAACTATAGTGGGCAGTCCGTTGTTAAACCTGGTACGAAGTACGTGGTGCAGCATGTTCTTTTGCCACCCAGAAGCGCTGGAGTGCTCCTTACCTACATCGTCAAGGACTAAAACCCTGACATTGTAGGAGTCGTCTGCCGCCTCGCCAAGGATGCCGTTGTACAGCAACTCGTCGTTGCTGTCGTGGTCTTCCATAATCGCCCCTTTTAGGTCAAGCAGCGAGTTGTAGGTGATGAAGTAGCAAGGTCGTGGAACGGCCTTCCCCGGCCCCATACCGACCACAGCGGGGTCTACGTTGCGGATGATGTCCTGAATCACGGCGTTGGCTACGGTGGTCTTACCGCGCCCTGGAAGGCCGTAAAACATCATTCCAAGCCCGCAGGTCTCCTTACCCTCAGCACGAAGAATTCGGCCGTTATAGAGGCTTTTAAGCCACTTTTGGATGGCTTCTGTGGACTCTGCTGGAATGTCCTTGCAATCGGCCAATTCCCAGCCAACTTTGGCTGGTGGGACGCTAGCAGTCTTTACCCAGGTCCTCCTGCGAGCAGGTAGCTCGTCCGGCTTATACATCTTCGTCCTCCAAAAGTGCTAGCTTCTTGCTGCTAACCTGCTGGTCCTCAACAATAGCGGTCTGAACATCTTCTGCAGATACTACACGGTCTTTCGCAGATTGCAAAAGCAGCGGTGCTTTGTAAAGAAAAGCCCGCCACAAATGGTTGCCGTCTGTGTACTTTTCAGCCTGAAGAGTAGAGAAAAACATGTTTATGAGCTCAATCTCTAGAGCGCCGTTTGTGTCGTGCTGTTTGCGGAATACCGCCAGAGCCTGGACAAACCGAGACTGGGTTACACTAAACGGTTTTATGCTCCAGATGTTGGCCATGCGGTCGGCAAACTCATAGGCAACGTCCTTGCAAGTCCAGTGGACTGGGTCAAGGTTTGCTCGGTGCAGGTCTTTACGCTGCTGAGCCTTCTTCTCACGTGCCTCTTCGTATTCTGCTTTCTTCTGAGCAAGGTGCTTTCCGCGCTCGCGGATAAGCTCGTCGCTATCCGAGGACGTGCTTTCAAAGAAATCGTAACCCACGGTTTTGCCTTCCTCTTCGACCTCGTCGAAGAATTTATTTGTAGCATAACTGCTAGTACTAGCAATACTGCTATTGGAAATATAGCTTATTGGCTGTACTGCATCTACAGCTATACCAGACGTTCCCACTGTGGGCACGTCGGACGTGACCACTTTAACGTTAGTTCCGCCACCGGCAAGCCTCACAATTTTTATGTAATTAGCGTCTCGTAGCTCCTTAAGGATGGCCAAGCTCTTTCTTTTGCTAACGCCATTTTTCATAAGGGTACGGTAATTAATCCGAACAGACGGATTTTGGGTAAAGAATTTTAGCCAGTAGTCGGACTGGCTAGAAAGAATGGCACCCATTACTGGCCCATTATTTTTTTGAACTCGTCCGCAAAGGAACGAGCAAAGTGCCTAGCAGCCTCGGCTATAGCATCTTCTAAAAGCTCGCCTAAGTCCCAGACTTCTTCGTCATCTTCGGACTCGTCTAGTTCTTCCTCGTCCTCTTCAGACAACGATGCTGTAGCAATCAGGCTAGCGACCGCTTCTCCAACGTCAAGCACTACGCGCTTACTACCGCCAGATTCATCAGCCAGCTGAGGCTCAACAGGTTCACTGCTGACTTCAGTTTCTACCTCAGGTATAGCAGTCACACTTGGCTTTTGTATGGTCGCAGTAGAAAACGGAATCTGCATAAGACCGTTAGTAAGGTCGTAGGCAATAATCGAGTTCTCTTGAGCAACTGACGCGGCTAGCTGACACTCTGGGTCCTCATCATCCCACAACACAAAGAACTTAATTTCGTTCTCTTTGTGCTCTTTGAGCAGGGTAGTGTAGTCGTTCTTGTCGTACGCTACCCATGGGATGCCTTTGTCCTGAGCAAGCTGCTCTGCCCATATCTGGCCGTCTGACTGTTTGTCTTTGTACACAGTGGCCAGGGCCACCGAATCCATGGCTTCTACCATGTCTGTGATTAGGGCCTCTACGTTAGCCCTGGTTGATTTTGCATTTCCAATAACCGCGATGGTTACTCGTCTCATGATGTCCTCCTTTGACGGAGATATCATGTTATGTCGAAGTTGCTAACTTGTCAACTTCCTATAAAAAGCGCCCAGGTAGAGCCAAGCTGCATGTATTCTGGCAGGGCCGTAATCAAGCGCTTAGTGACGTAAAAACGGTTTTTGTAGTAGTAGCTTTTGCCGTTTGTGTCGTCATTGTCTTCCCACAAAAGGTCGGTAGTCTCGTAGTATCCTGCGTCGCCATCAAAGTACTGGTTTAAGGAGTCTGTCTGTTCAAACAAAGCAGCATCAAAGTAAGCCTGCTTTGTAGACGCAGCAGCGGTATGTGACTGAATAGCTATGGTTGCTGTAGCCGCTCCTGACGGAGCCACGCCAGTAACCGAAACCCTAGTCCAGCCAGAGGAGGTTACTGCAGTTGCAGTTCCGCTTGATGCGCTGATTAGCGTAGAAGAGCCGTCGTACCAAGATATCTCAGCCTTGTAGCTTACCGCAGTATTGACATCTTTTACGTACATTGACCACGTGTATGCTGAGCCGGCAACTACTGGTATTGAAGCTTGAGAGCATCCAAACTTTGCTCCACCATTAGAAGTCAGTAGCAAAGAGCCTGTGCCAGAGTAGGCAGCCGCAGTGCTAACAGAGTTTGATGACGAAGAAACCGGTGACCAGTTAGTGGTTGCTGATGCAAAAGTAGGGTTCTTGGCTAAATTTACACGCATAGCGGCTAGGTATAGGTCTAGACGCCTTGCGTCTACATAGTCAGATGCAGCTGACGCTTGCTCAAATTGACCGGCATCAAGATAGTGTATGTCCGCTGCCGTAGCCGCAATGGTCACCACAGGCACGGCAAAATACGCTGTGGCTGGTGCGGTTCTGTTAGCGGTAGACACTCTGGTCCATGCACTCTCATTATTCGTAGCAGAGCTAGAAGAAGAGCTGCTGATGAAAGTTCCGTTCGAAGTGTACCAGTCAATCTTCAAAGAAACAGAGCGGGCTGTTCCAGACAGGCTGGTTCTGGTGTAAATGCTAAACGTGTATGCCTGACCGGCGACAACAGGTATGCCTTTCCTGACCGGGTCAGATGCTCCGCACGATATAACTGAGTTGGCTGTGGCCGGGGCTACTACCTTGAGTAATCCAAGCTGAGAGTTTGGAAATAATGCTGGAGATGTAGATTCAATGTAGGGCGTAACAGCTGGAGATTCTCCGGCACCGCTGATGTTTGTAATTGTAGCGTTAGAGACCGTAGCCCAGTTTCCTTTAGAGTTCTCAAACGAAGAGTCTTCAATCGTTAGGAAAAGGTTTTTAATTGCCGCTATGGTGGTTGAGTACCCGGAAAAAGCCTTTACAAAAGCGCGTAGGCCATAAGAAGAGCCCTTAGTCAGGTATATAGCCGCGGCGTTTTCTAGCAGCCTGCGGCCTTGCTCAATTCCCATTTCAGGCTCGTAGATAAAACCAAACTGGTCCATCATCAGCGGGATTAGTCGTCCGTGAAGCTTAGAGATGTTGTAGCGGTTCTTAACGTTAGTTGCTAATGACTTAAAGTAGTCGTACTCAAAGCCAAAAATATTTAAAAAGTTGGCTAGGTCTAGGTTCTTCTTAGCGTCTAGTGATAGAAGGTCATCTGTGTTAATTGCGCGGTATGGAAGCGGGGTGTACTCATACATCAAGTCTCCGGTGCCGCCGTTACCCACAGAGGTGTTTAAGTTGTTACCGGCTTTTACCCACTTGCCATCTATGCCACGCTTTACAAAGATTGAGTAGTAATAGACAACGTCAGAGCCTAGAACCAGAGCAGGGTTTGCTATAGAAGCTCCGGAGTCAATATAAGGCAAAGATAGCGAGTCGTGTAGAGCATTGGTCACAGAAAGGAGAATGTCTCCGTCATCCGGGGTTACCGGAAAGCCGAATGTGTTTCTTACAAGAAGAAGGTCAGACCAGTCTCCAGAGGGTTTTGTCCAAGTAAGAGAAATCGTGTTGTAGTAGTGAGGCCGTACGATAAATGGGCTAGCGTCAAACTCTACAAGTGGCTCAGCGCCATATGTAAAGAGCCCATAAAAATTACTACCGTAGACAGCCATTTAAAGTCCTATCCGAATACGTACTTCATTACGTACAGGTTATCTAGGTCAGGAGTTAGCTTGGCGTCAGTAATTTCACCGGCCGCGCTGATAGAAGCAAGAACCGTACCGCTGCTGTTCTGAACCTCTAGAAGGTTTGCTGACTGGCTAGCCGCACCTTTAATAACAACGCCTTTAGTAGAAGAAGACGCAGCAGTAATTGTGCTTCCTCCGGCAACCTTTACGTACTGGTTGTGAGAGTCGCCAATAATTCCCACCTCTAGGTTTGTAAGCCTAGCCGCCAAAGTTAGATGGCTAGTCCCTACAGTGTAGCCAGAGCTGGTGTAGGTGTTTGTTCCAGTTGCTGGG